AAGACTTACACGCAAGACTGATTGTAACTATCGGAATCATACTAGCCATTGTGTTTGCTGGTTCTGTCTTTGCATTGCTCTATGCGCTGCTATTTATTACACAACCACTAGGAGACCAGGCACCCAACGATGCTGCATTTATTGATCTTGTTAGTACCTTGTGTGTGTTTCTTACTGGTTCTCTTGCTGGCGTACTTGCAGGAAACGGATTGAAGTCTAAGCCAAAGGAAAAGAAAGATGGAGAATAATGAAACCTGTTGCAAAGAAAGCCACACCTGCCGCTATTGCTGTCCTTCGACAAGCCACAGCGATATCGCCTTCTCGGAAGAAAGCCTCAGATGGATTACTACCATCAGCAGCACACATCCATCAGAATCCTAACTCAGACCACAACACAGGTTATGCAGTAGACCTAACAGATGATCCTAAGAATGGCATTGATTGCACTGATATCTTTGAGAAGTTAAAGGAAGACAAGCGAGTTAAGTACCTGATATTCAAGGGAAAGATTTGGTCTGCAGAAAAGGCTAAGCAAGGCAACAGAGTTTATACCGGAAGCAACAAACACAATAAGCATCTACATATTTCAATCAATGACGATATGGGCAACGACACTAGCCCTTGGTTCTGGTGGATGAATCAACCAAAGATCATCAATCAGATTAAAGCCAAAGCAATACCTGCACCAACAAAGAAGTTGGCACGGGAAGAGGTTTGTACCTGTTGCAAGTTGCACGGTACAAAGTAAAAGCAAAGGAGTCCATAATGGAACAATTCAAACAACTCGCACTTACTTGGTTTCGTGCTGCAGCATCTGCTGCGGTAGCGCTTTACCTTGCAGGTGAGACAGACCTTAAGACTTTAGCAATGGCAGCAGTCGCTGGCTTTGCTGGTCCATTACTGAAGTGGCTAGATCCATCAGCTACAGAGTTTGGTCGTGGGTCTAAGTAACCCATAGCGCGAGGCAAACAGGTGGCGGTCCTTCGGGGCCGCCATCTTTTTTTGTCCCTAAAATATGCCAGAGTTACTATCACCTGATAGGTGAGTCTTTAATCTGTGACAGTTAGCGCAAAGAGTTTGTAGATTGTGTGGCTCATTATTCCACCGGTCGCCGTCTTTGTGGTCAACGTCGAGCTGGCTGATGTGTACTGGGATGAACCCACACTGTTGACATTCTGTGCCTTTGTACTTGGCATATGGATAGACGCTGTTGTTATAGGTTCGCTTCCATACTGTGCGACAGCGGTATCTACTAGAGAGCTGGTTCTTCTTATCTCGTAACTTGATCTTAGTGGGGCCACAAATAGAGCACGTGGCAGTGCGTTCTTCTTCGTTATGGTCAGTTAGTTTGTGGTGCATCTTTATCTACTGGACAGGGTACGACTACCAGATTCCCGCAGTTAACACAGGTTGCATCAAGGAAGTACCAGGTTAGTTCGTAGTCTTCAAAGGAGGCCATAACGTTAAAGACTTGGGACCCACACGGACACACGTGAAGTGGTCCTAAACCCCGCAGATCGGTCCCAAAAGGCTTAGGAAGGGTACTCCTGCGCCATCTAAACGATGGCAGGGTTGGTAGACGGAACCGCAGGGTTACTGTACGGTTGGTACTGCTGCGCCCTTTGAGGGCGCCCGTCTGTTTAATTCGCCTCACGGCTCATATTGTAACGACTAGTAGGTGTCGCTACGCGACGACACGCCGATGACTGGTAGGATGCCCAGTATGACAACAATCGCGGCACTTGAAGGTATTGATTACGCTGTTCTAGTAGCTGACTCACAGATTACCGAGGACAACCTAGTAACGTTAGCAACAAGTACGCCAAAGATTCTTGAGGTGGGTAAGTATCTCATCGGTATCTCAGGTGATACCAGACCTGGTGACATCCTTGCATACAACTGGAAGCCACCTGTTTACAAAGGTGAAGACCCAGCACAATTTATGGGCAAGAAGATTATCCCAAGTATTCTCACAGCATTTAACGACAACAACTACGACTACAACAAGGTGGACAAAGATGGTGGCTTCGATTATCTCATTGCTTTTAACGGCAATATCTTTCGGATTGCTTGTGATCTCTCTTTTTTCCAAGCAAATCACGGAGCGTATGGCATTGGTAGTGGGGGTCAGCTTGCTCTTGGCTACCTGTATTCAATCTGCAAACCTGATATGGAGTTAGCCTATGCAAAGAGACACGCCCGTAAAGCCGTAGAGATTGCGTCGGTCCTTGACGCGAATACTGGTAAGCCCATACAGTTAGTAGTACAAGAACGACTATAGGAGGAAGCAATGAATACACAAGCAGACCGTTGGTTGAGAACAGAAGAAGCAGCAGATTACTTATCTGTAAGCATTGGATTTTTGTACAACCGTGCAACAGAAATTGGAATACCACGTGCGAAGCTAGGCAAAGGGTATCGTTATCGTATTTCAGATCTTGATGCTTGGATGTTAGGTAAGTCAGAGGAATTGTAATGGAGTTTAATACTTACGATTATGTAGAACCAGAGTTCAAAGATGTAATGGCAACAAGTGAATACGCTGCACACTATTGGTTTGAGCAAGGATGGAAAGCGTGTAGACTTGCTTTCTTATTGCACGATCAAGCAGAGAAGGCAAAGCAATGACAGCATTTCTTTTAGGACTAATGCTAGGCATTGTTATCGGTAGAGCATTTGATTTATGGGTAGATTGGAAGTACAAGAAGTGACTGACCCAAAGGAACTACTGCTCACTGCACTCAAAGCAGGGGACGCTAAGCGTTCACGATCTACACAAGTACAGATTGGTCCGTCAGAGGTAGGTGGCTGTCGCCGTAAGGTGTGGTACCGACTTAACGATCAACCTGAAACTAATGACAACGAGTTAAAGCTCGCTGCGATTATGGGTACTGCTATCCACGCAGAAATCGAACGAGCACTAGCAGATAATCCAGATGTAATGATTGAAACATCTGTTGAATACAACGGAATGAAAGCACACATTGACTGTTTTGTACCAGGTACTGGTGATGTGATTGACTGGAAGACAAGTAAGGTCCGGAACCTTTCTTACTTTCCAACCAATCAGCAACGGTGGCAGGTACAGCTATACGGCTACCTCCTAGCTAACAACGGCTATGCGGTCAACCGAGTGTCACTGGTAGCAATTGCCAGGGACGGGGACGAAAGAGATGTCAAGGTTCACACCGAAGACTACAATGAGTCCATTGCACTAGAAGCACTCGGTTGGCTAGCGGCTGTTAAAGAAGCAAAGGAAGCACCAGCACCAGAAAAAGATGCAACCTACTGTCAGTTCTACTGCAAGTTCTATGACGCAAGTGGGCAGATGGGATGCGTCGGTCTAAAAAAAGAACGTACACCAGTCAATGAAGTAATCATTGCTGATGAAGATATTGACAAGAACGCACTGTTGTACTTACAGTTAGCAGGAAAGATTAAAGAGTTAGAAAAGGAACAGGATTCTTTGAAAGCATCCTTTGAAGGAGTAATGGGTACTACTAATTCAGGTATCGAACTAAGTTGGACAACTGTTAAAGGACGTGAGTCAGTTGACAGTGATGAGGTAGAAAAACTATTAGGGTTTGTCCCTAAGAAGGTAGGAGCTGAGAGTCAGCGACTAACCGTAAAGCAAAGTGGAGGAAAGTAAATGGCTACAGAAGGAACAAAGTTCCAAATCAATTACAAGTTAAATGATGGAACACTTATCAATCTTTACGCAGCAACAGTTACAGAACTAGAGTCAGGTCTTGCAGATCTTGCGATGAACGCAATGAACATCAGAGCAACAGGACTAGAACTATCAGGTGGTCAAGCACCAGCAGCACCAACAGTTGCAGCAGTAGCACAGGCTTTCAATGCAACACCAGTACAGGCAGCACCAGCACCAGCAGGTGGTGCTAATACCTGCCGTCACGGTGCAATGACACTACGTTCAGGCGTAGGACAAAAGGGTCCGTGGTCAGGCTATATGTGTGCAGCACCAAAGGGTGCGCCAGATAAGTGCGACACCATCTGGGTCCGATAACTAATGCGGGAGCCAAGTAAATACGAAGCTCCTAGTTGTGCAACAATCGGTGGTGACTTTTGGTTTCCTGATAAAGAACAGGGATCAGTAAGTCTGACCGAGGCTCAGTATGCAAAATCAATTTGTAGACGTTGCCCCCACCGCACAGAATGTGCTGAGTGGGGAATATATAAAGAGAACTTTGGTATATGGGGTGGACTCTCTCCAAGAGAACGCTTCCGTATTCGCCAACAACGAGGCATTAGATTAAATCAGGAGGACGGCGTTGCTTAATCTTTCCCGCGCTTGGAGTGGAGTGCTTACCAAAGCAACACCACTGCCTGATGTGTGGAATGGGTTAGCAGTAGAAGGTATTAAGTTCCGCAGAGGCCAGGTATGTATGGTAGCTGCAGCACCTAATGCTGGTAAGTCTATGTTCTCCCTGATCTATGCAATCAAAGCCAAGGTTCCTACACTTTTCTTCTCCGCAGATACTGATACCACTACTGTAATGATGAGGTCTGTATCGCATCTATCTGGTCACTCACAAGTGACAGTCGAAGCAAACCTATCTACCGATAGTAAGTATTACAATGCACACTTAGACAAACTTTCACACATCAAGTGGGTCTTTGATTCATCTCCAAACATTGATGACTTGGAGTTAGAGATCAGGGCCTACGTTGAACTCTATGGACAACCACCTGAGTTGATAGTCATTGATAACCTAATGAACATCACCGCTGAGACGGACAACGAATGGGCTGGACTTAGAGCAATTATGATGGAGCTTCACGATATGGCACGCAAGACTGAGGCCTGTGTGATGGTGCTCCACCACGTATCAGAACAGTCAGAGTATGGGTCACCTAGTAACCCACCTCATCGCAGAGCAATTCACGGAAAGGTCAGTCAGTTACCTGCACTGATACTTACACTGGGCTATGACCCAACGCAAGGGATACTTAAGG